ACGTGTCCCATTAAACTCTCGCCTTCTGTGGTTGAAACTTCCCATCTGATCCCAAGTTGTACCACTTGGTAGGGCAACGATGTGCCGATGAGATTGCTGTATTGCAGAAGTAGCCACCCCATGCCTTGCCATTCTTTTCACCCTCACGCCACTGCATATGTCCATGCTCGCAGCTTGGTGCTTCTACTGCCTCGCCTGTTCCCATAATTGCAGCTACATTTTCCATAGCCTTTTCAAGTGTGACGGGTGCATCCACTACGCCCTTATATTCTCCGACAGGTGTAGTCCAATAGTCCTGATCATCTACCTTGACTTCTTGAACAGGTGGTTTAACTGGTTTAGCAGCTACTACCTTGCTCATTTCTTCTCGGCTTGGTCTCTTTCCTTTAGCTGCATAACCTGCCGCGCTAAGGCTGCGGCCGATTGCTGAAGTCTCACAATTCTCCAATGCTGAAGTGCTATTAACACCTCGATCAGTAACTTTTTCTTCCGCGTATCCTGTCGTCCATGCAACGCTATCCGTAGAATTCTTAAATAGATAAGCCTTAACAATGTATCGATCTTTCTCGACAACTTCCAACTCTGTTGCAATACGAAAATCTGGATAGTCCTTAATAAACTTTTCAAGTCTCACCTCAACTGTCTCGTAATCGGCTAAATTAAACATAGAGATCGTTCTCCTCGGTTGCTAATTGTCCAGCAAGTGCGCCATAGCTGCATAGGTCGACCCAGTTGTCGATGTGTTGCGCTGATTGATTAGTCCTTGCAAGTTTAACCAAGACCATAATCCCCGCCACTTGATAGTCGTGTATTGGTGTTTGTAAATATGCTGAGAGGAGCATTGCGGTGTGTTGCAGGTTATCCGCAGGGTGGCCGTATGATAGCCCACGCTCACGGATCGTGTCGGTTGCTGTGAGTAGGATTTCATTAGCGCGCATCTGTTGTCACTCGCTGAAATGACTTAGCAACGATTAGACCCTCGCGCTTGCCTTCGTTAAAGCCTTTAGCCCATCCAACTAAGTACCACAAAGCATTAGCTAGTAGAAGCAAGATGATCATTGGCATCTCAAATGACATTATGCCACCTGCTTAGATAGTAAAAGCTCTGCGAGTTCTGCAGCTGTGATCTTGTTGTTGTCAAACATTTCGCATACATCTTGAATAAACTGATTTGTCTCTGCGTTCATTTTTGTACCTATCTGTAGCAACGCCCTCGGTTGCTTACTGAATTAGTGTGACATAACTGTCCGACTAAACAAGCACATTCTGATAACGAAATGATAACGATTATCGGGGTCTGCCGTATGACTTTCCAGACACGATGAATGTGCCATCCTTTTCGATGTTGATTAGATCAACCTGAACCTTGGCTTTGTTGACATAGATGATGGCGAAAGCCTGTTGCCAATTAGCCACGCCCTTAGTGTATGCAGCTTGCTTAAAGTCCATAAGATTGCCTACTTCAACACCATGCAGGACACGCCCTATTCGGCCTCCAGAGGCCTCTGAGAAGGCACTACGCCCTGCTCTGTGGGTATGACCTGAGATGACATTCTTGCCATGCCTACGAGCCGCCTCAAGGGCTGATAAGCCCCCCTGCGGCTTGATGGGTGTGTGGTCTCCATGTACTGCGATCCAGTTAGGCGCAATAGGCATAGGGTTCTTATGGAATGTAATACCAAGCTCATCAAACTTCATAAATTTCTCAAAGCGCAACTCTGGCAATGCCCCGAAAGCAGGGACTTTAGCCATGATGATGTTGTACAAGCGATCCGTGTGATTGCTACGGATGCAGTCTGTAACGCCTAAGTCCCACAGAAGCTGCACAGCCTCGTTGCGGTCATCATCTAGGGTCTGGGCGTAACTGCCCATCCGCCCTTCTTCCCACTTGCTAATCTGTGGAAGGTCGATCTCATCGCCAATGGTGACTACTTGATCTGGCTTGAACTTAGAGATGAAGCTTGCAAGGTTACGGGTTGCAACCCTGTCATGGTAAGGGACTTGTAAGTCCGAGACTACGACTATTCGCTTAATCGTCATCCTCATCATCTTGGTAATCGCCATAACGCTCTGGCTCGACAGGATCTGGCAAGATCCAATGTGGATAGGCTTGAGGCTCTGTAATCATGAACATGGCTACATCCTCTGCGAAACCTGCTCTTTTAAGCGAGCAGAAGTATTCATAAAGCCCAATGCAATAAGCATCTAGCTTTGAGTAGCCTTGTTCCTCAAGTGCCTTAGTTGCTTTTCTTGCCATAGCAGAATGTTACCTGTCGAGAAGTATGTTATAGATTTCATCGACTCGCGTGTTGAGTCTTTTGATCTCAGACAACAGGTGTGTGATTACATAGCTTGACAAGCCACCAAGGATTGTAATCGTGGCAATGTAAAGCGTGAAGAAGTCTGACTGTGTCACTTCTTAATACCCATAGATGGATCGTTAGGCGATAGGTATCGCAACACAGGTGGAAGGATAGAAGCGATGCCAGCTGCAATAAGTGCCTTAGGATCTGACACACCTGCTGCCGCCATTGAGATAACTGCTACCAAAAAGGCTCTAGCCCATGAACCTGCTGCTGTCTTTAGTTCATTCATTATTCTCCACCTAACATAGATATTTGAAAAAAAGCACCATCATTGTCAGCTTCTTTCTTAAAGCTAACATGCATGTGCTTAACGTGTTTGTTAGCCCCTGTGTACTTGCGCCACTTCCAGTTAAGGATGGGTGAGCAAATTCGTCCATCGAAAATGATGTAACTAATACGCTTGTCTGCTTTTGACTTTGATAAGGCACGAAGCTGATCTGCAAGATCGCCCATGATGTCGGGCTTGCTACCTTTGAACAGGTCACGATCGACATCAATGGCACGAACCCAGCCCTGCTCATCTGGATTATGATCAGACTTGCGAGCAGCGTGTCTGGTATCACCAATCCAGCCATCCGATAGCCGGTCACGATCTGGGAATGAGTCATCGACTTGTTCCCTTAGTTGGATCGCAGCTTTACTTAACTTAGGCTTCATCCGACATGCTCGGTGTGAATTGTTCCGCTTCTGGATTTAGATAGCATTGATAGTCTGAGTTGGCTTCATCAACAGGAATCCAAGATTCTGAACCATCATCATTTGTTCTTACGATGTAATGATTATTTTCTAAAACTGTTACTTCTTTGTATTGTGGCATTTTATAACTCCGCGCTTAGTAGATGATTCGGACCGATGTAGACTGCACCATTTCGCACAGTTGCACTTGTTGTCATACCATTGGCTAAAAACGAATATGCTTGATTACTTGTTTTGTAGGCTTGATAAGATGTTGGTGTTCTATCAGTAACGCCCACTTCAACAATAGCATTTGTGTAAACTGTTGAAAAAGTGATTGTCGGTGTAACTCGCATAGCCACAGGTAATCCAGCCATAAGTGCCGCATCTGTCGTTGAGTACCAAGTGCCCCAAGCCTGACTTACTGCAATTACTTGGAAGTAACGTTGGCAAGCGGCTAATTCTCCTTGGATTGTTCCGCCAGCATAAACAAAAGCCGTAGCAGTTGATCCGAGCTCTAATTTGGATTCTGCAATATAAAGGAAATCTCCAGCAGTAGTGTCAGTAACATCTGACCAAACAAAGAGGATCAAGTTTTTTGTGCTGGCAGTATCAACCGCAGCTGATACTGAATAAGTGGCATAAGAGGTAGTCACGCTCAAATTGGCTGGGCTGTTCTCATAAGTAGCATTAGCAATTAAAGTAGGATTAGTACCTTCTGCGCCCCAAGCCGAGATTATGTCACTTGTTACTGTATCAGCAGTTCCAGACCATGCCACGATTGCAGCCTTAACATTATCTAATTTTGTAGTTGAGCTTACTTTAGCCTTAAAGCTGAAGGTAACTGTATTGCCTACTAAACCTATAACATCTTTGTTTTCAATAATAGTCGCTATGCCGAACTTTTTATTTGCTGTTTCAACATCTAGAGCGATAGCAAACTGACCATTTGTAGGTACTGTTGAAGTATCCTGAGTTACATCAATCACATCGTTAGTGTCTGAAAGAATATACCAGCGATCTAATGTGTAAGCATCATCGTTGTTAGCACCTGAAACAAAAGAAGTGCCACGCTGAGCAATCGCAAAACCGCCATTTATAAGATAATTTTTATTGATTGGCGTTCCAGTTGCATCATTAGCCCACACGAAGTCCATGTCTGTGTTAGATGCCTTAGCAAGGACTTGACCAGTAGTGCCACCCTTTAGATCGACCAGAGAAGCATCGATTGAATCGCCTAGAGTCTCAATGGCTACTGCGCCATCCTTTACGAGGTCAGATGAGGTCGGAACAGTCCAACCAAAGTTAGGTGTAGTAGTTGCCATTAGGTTAGTGCTCCAGTCGCGTTAGTCCATGTAAGTGTACCATTTACGCCAGTCCAGATGAGTGAGGCTGGCAATACTGTTTCCCATTGTGTGGTAGAGAGTGAGAAGTCTGTAGCTGAGACAAAAAGGGTAAGGTCTACAGATGATGGAGTAGCCCTTACAGCGATGTTTTCCACGAAGCCATCAAACTGGCCGCCGAGAAGATTGCTAGGCAGGTTAGTAATTAGCACAGGCTGACCAAAAAAGATGTTGATTAATCGATCAAGGTCTGCGCTAGGCAAGTCTGGATTATCTAGGCGGAAGGTAATAGCTTCAAGAGAGCCTCTGGGATTTTTACGCAGATTAAGCTCTCTAGAGCCAATTTCAGTAATGTCAGATACACCCTTGATGTTTGACTCAAAAGATCGTTCGTAAAGCCCATACGTGGCAATAGAGTCGGTGTCAGAGGTACTGTAGGTCGAGGCGTATCCTGTGCCGTATTTATAGATCAGGCTGTTACGAATGCGGTTTGTTGTCGTAATTGACCGAATAGTGCTAGGGCTTGAATAAGAGCCGTTAATGTTAGTAAATCCATTAGCTGCAAGATATGTGCTGCGATGGTCTGCATCATCATAAGAAACTAAGCCATTCTTTTCTTCATGCATTTGACCGAGCGCGCTGTTAGCAATCTGGTCTGTAAGGGTATTAGATCGAGCTGTAGCCGATGCTGCTAGATTGATCATGGTGTAAAAGCCTGGGTCAATGTCTCCGATGTAAGACTCTGCATCTGCCCATGTGGTCGTTGCTGGATATGTAGCCCATGTAAGGGTAGGCGTAACCTCATCCCATGTCAGGTTAAGGACACTATCTACAATGGCTGCGATTTGTGCGCCATCTAATCCTTCTGCAAGGGCTGTGTTGTAGATAGATTTTTTAAGCTTGGCTAAATAGCCTACGCCTAAGATTCTGCCATAAGTGATAAAGCCTGTTTCCTCTGGGCTGCGTACTCCTACAGAGAAGTCCGAAACCTCGCCACCATACATAGTGACATAAGTCCCAGCACTATCTTTAAGCTCTAAGGTAATGCTGTCTGTGACATCGATGGTGAATGGTGAGCCATCTGTGTTAATGATGTCTACTTGGCAGTAACCTGCTGTGCATTGGCGATCGATATCAATTCGACCAGCTGCAAAAGATACAGCGGTGACAGTCGTATAAACATCATCACCTACTGTTACACGCCACTCAGGAAGCCAAGTCATTAGTCGATCCCGAGAACATCTACTGTGCCACGATTACCAGCACCTCTAATAATCTCTACTACCTTTTCTGCTACAGCATTAGGATCTGTAAAAGGATCGCCTGTAACTGTAACTTCAATCTTGGTTGTGCCGCCTGTGACTGTCGTTTGTGCGGCCGCTGCTTCTGCTGCTCTAAATGCTTCTAAAGTAGAAACATTGGCGGCCGCTGCTTCTGCTGCTTTAGCCGCTGCTTCTGCGGAAGCTTTAGCAAGAATAGCTGCGACTGTTTCGGCTGCTGTTTTGTTAGCAGCATCGATAGCATCTTGGGCTGCTTTTGCTGCCGCTGCTGTGCTTGCAGCAGTTTCCGCATTTAGTTTAGCCAAGGTAGTAGCCGCTTCTGCTTGCGCTTTTGCTATCGCATCTGCCGAGGCTTTGTTCGCTGCTGCGATTGCCGCTGCGCTGGCCGCTGCGGCTTCTGCTGCTGCCTTAGAAGCTGCTGTTGTTGTCGCTGTTAGTGCAGCATTAGCGGATGCTGTTGCGGATGCTGCATTAGCCGCTGCTGTGCTGAAAGATGATGACCATTCTGTCAGGTTAGGGCGGATAACTGTGGTTGCTACTGTGTTAGCGAATGATGACCACTCTTTGCCATTGGCTTGAATCTGTGTGCCCACAGCAAACATGGAAGCAGTCAAAGCATTAATTGATGCAGTTAGCGGATCAACCTTCCATTCCCCGAATGGATCTGCAAATTCTAAAGCCTTAACTTTGGCAAGTATGTCTGCTAATTCTTTAGACTTTTCTTGAGCCTTTTCCAATGCCTTTTGATACTTCTCTACATCGGTAAGATTTTCATCAAGGATTGCCTTCATTAATTTTAGGCGGATTTCATCTTCCTTAGAGATTTTACCCTTGAGGGCCGCTTCGATCTGAATCTTTTGTAAATCAAAAATTGCTCTAGCCTTAGCAAGCTTGAGGCTTTCCTTATTAATCTTAAGAGTATCTTTTGCTACCTTGTCCGACTTGCTTTGAGGATTTGCAAACTGACGTGTTAAATCAGCAGGAGGCCCTTGCGGAAATCCACCAGCAGGAGCACCTTTACCTAAGCCACGAAGGATTTGTAAATAGCTGCCAAGAATAGGAATCATGCCAACATTAAAACTGCCAATGCCCGGCAATGCTTTTAACTTTTCAGTTAATACACCAATGCCACGAATTACATCTGCTGTGTACAAAGCTGCATCTTGCATGTTATCTGCAAGATCTTGGACAGAGTTATCCTCGCCTAGTCCTTTAAGTGCATCAATGATCCCAGTACCGATAATCTCCTGAACATTGGCAGAAGCGACTGCAAGCTTATCCATCGAACCCTGAAAGGTTGCTGCCGCAGCTGTTGCTGAACCCCTAAAGGTATCTGCTAACTGTGTAGTTACATCATAAAATGACTTAGTCTTAAGATCTGCCTTTGAGATACCTACACCCAGACGAGTAAGTGCTGTGTTATTACCCAGATATGCACGACTCAAAGCAGATGTAACAGAACCTAAATCCTTGCCTGTTGCAGCACTAACATCTAAGGCTAGATTAAGAAG